CACCTACACTTACCGGAATGGCAGCTGGCGGCGGAGGCAGCTTTACTAACAACTTTATTAGCCTTAAAACTCTTGTAGAAAGATTAGAGTACGGGCGCGATGTTTTGGTGTCTTGGTTAAATCAAGAGCTAGAGATTGTTCGCAAGGCTATGGGCTTTAGACTTCCAGCAACTGTTCATTTTGATCAGATGATTCTTTCTGACGAAGCGTCTGAGAAGAACTTGCTTATTCAGCTAGCAGATAGAAATATAGTTAGCGCCGAAACTGTAGTTGAGCGATTTGGAGAAATTCCAGAAATTGAAAAAATTAGAATTAAAAGAGAAGAGCGAGAAAGAAAGGGCGAATCTATGCCTCAAAAAGCTGGCCCTTATCACAACGCTCAACACAGAAACGATCTCGAAAAAATTGCTCTTACAAAAGATGCTATTTCTCCTGAAGACTTAGGTCTTATACCTTCCGAAGAAACTGGTGATCATCCTCTTACTAGACCTGAAGATAGGAGAAGTGATCAAAGCATCCAAGACAAGAAGGAAGAAATGCAAGATAAGCAAGACGAGAGAGAACAGAACAAATTTGATAAGAGGGCTGAAAAGCAAGAAGAATTTGCTCCACAAGGCCGACCGGAAGACGGCAGGCCCAAAAACGCTAAGGATCAAGTAAAGAGAAAACAAAAGGAAGTTAAACCTAGAGAAACTGTTAAGTCTAACTTCATGAACATAATGCTTTGGGCATCTGAAGCTCAAAAGATTGTTGCAAATACTGTGCAACCCGCTTTACTAAATCATTATGATAAGAAGAATTTGAGAAGCCTGACTAAACAGCAGGCAGATGAATTAGAATACATTAAACTTTGTATTCTATGTAACTTAAGACCTTGTAAAGAAATTGATGCCGAAATGATAAATGAAATCTTAAAGAGTGGCGCTGGTGTTAACAAGTCAATTGCTAACACTATCGAGTCTCTAAAGTTTGGGTTCGTTGAAGAAAACCAACGACAACCTAACATAGAAGAAAGACGCCAAATGTGTGTTACGGCCTACGCGTCGTTCCATACTACCTAATGTTTTTAAGATTTATTTTGATTTATGGTGTATAATTTTATGAGGTAATATATATGAATATACCAATCTATAAAGATGAATACAACAACGGGTTAGAAGAAGTAATTAAGTCAACAGCTAGTGTTGCTTATTCTTCTGTCGTTGATACCTATATTCCAGATCAAAAACAACAGAGTGACATTGAGAAATTAATGGCTAACCACGAAACTGTTGCAGAAAATAAAGATCAGTTTGATCTCTATTACTTACAATCTGTTTTAGTTTCTACTGGTTGGAATAAAAATGATGATGTTTTTGACTGGAAAGAAACTTGGGCTGCTAGGAACTCACCAGAGGACAAGCAGTTCAACTTTATGCACGACGAAAGTGACATTATAGGGCATATAACTGGTAGTGTGGTTGTTGACCAAAATGGTGCAGAGTTTGAAGATCAGAATGCTATGCCAGATTCTGAATTCGATATTATAACTAGTGCTGTTTTATACAATAGCTGGATGAAACCAGAGCTAAAAGAGCGGATGTCTAAAATCATTGCTGAAATAGAAGATGGCAAATGGTTTGTTAGCATGGAAGCTCTTTTTAGTAACTTTGATTATGCCGTAGTTACCCCGGAAGGCGCGCATAAGACAATAGCAAGAAACGACGAGTCTGCGTTTTTAACTAAGCATCTTAGAGCATATGGAGGAGATGGAAAGTATGAAGGATACAGGGTAGGTAGATTACTACGGAATATCAATTTTTCTGGCAAAGGTTTGGTTAGTAACCCTGCTAACCCTAGAAGCGTTATTCTTGATGACGATTCTTCAAAATCATTTTCCTTTGCTGGAAATAGTGAACCACAATTAATTTCAGAATCAAATATTAAGGAGATATCTGATATGTCCGATAATGTATTAGAAAATCAAGTTGCAGAGTTGAAAGCAGAACTAGCAGATGCTAAATCAGCTGCTGAAGCTCTGAAGGCTGAAGTTGCTAATCAGAAAGATGAGGAATTTCAGGCTAAGATTGAAGCTTTTGAAGCTACTGTTGCTGAAAAAGACGAAGCTGTTGCTCAAGCTAAAGAAGCTCTTGAAGCTGCTCAAGCTAAAGTCGCTGAACTCGAAGAAGCGATTGCAAGCAAAGACGAAGAATTGGCTTCTGCCAATGAAAAGATTGAAGCCCATGAAGCCGAAAAGAAGGTACTTGCTCGCAAGTCTATGCTTCTTGAAGCTGGTGTAGAGGGTGAGGAAGCTGAAGCTGCTCTTGAGAAGTTTGCTGAAGCAAGTGACGAAATGTTTGGGGAAATTGTTCAGATCATGGCTGCGGGAGTACCAAAACCTCCGAAGAAAATGGCTGAAGATAAACCCAAAAAGGACGACGAAGAAAAAGACGAAAAAGATCTTCCACCTTTCATGAAGAAAAAGAAGGGCGAAGACCCAATGAAGAAAAAGGGAGCATCTGAAGACGCAGAAGCTGAAGCTGAAGAAATTGATGAAGCTGAAGCAGAAGCATCCGAAGAAGTTCTTGAAAACGTCGAAGAAGAAGCTGAAGCAGCATTAACTGATGCTGGTGAAGATTCTGCCTTAGAAGCCAGAACTGCTGCTAGCGAATGGCTTGAAAGTAATGTTCTTCGTTCTACCGCTAGCGTTCAAGAGTAATTTAGTTTTATAATTAGGAGTATATATCATGGCTTTAAAAGCTGATAGACACGAACTCGATGTCGATATTTCTTTTTTCTACAACGAAGGTACTGCTGAACGCGGTGGAGTTGTAGTTCTCGACACGGTTGGCTCTGGTGCAGCAATGGACCAAGCTGGCGCAAAAGTAAAATATGCCCAAGCAACTAACGCTTTGATTCCCGTTGGTATTCTGTTGAACGATGTTGTCAATCTTGACCTCACTCGCCAACACATCAACTGGCATCAAGACGAAGTCCAAAAAGGTGGAAAAGTTTCTATCCTTAAAAAGGGTTATGTTGTGACCAACAAAATTTCTGGTACACCAACCGCTGGTGTAGCTGCATTTGTAGACGATGGAACCGCTGGTAACATTGCTACCGATGCTGAAATTGCTGACGGTAAGAAGATCATCATTGGTCGTTTTATGTCCAGTAAGGACGAAGACGGTTATGCCAAAGTTGAAGTTAACTTGCCAATGCCATTCCAGAATACTGACGACGATACTGTCGGTCTTGAGTAATAATTTAACCCTTAAATGGAGAATAGAATAATGAATAGAATGAATCGACCTGATGATCATTTTATTGAGCTTATCAAGCGCTCCGGTAGTGCTGACAAGGTCGTTGCCCTTGAAGCTCAACACGAACTAGCAACAGCGCTGGAACAGCCTCTTCGTAAGGGTGTTTTAGTGGGCGATGTTCTTGATGGGATCTTTGAAAGACTCCCAATGGAAGCCGGAACGTCAGTGGAATTCCCACTTGACCTCTTGGCCCCCGGAACTGAGAACGAGCATGTTGCTTACACCAATCCCGGCCACGGAAGAATTCCTGAACGTGCTGTCGAAGGCGATTACGTCATGGTTCCAACTTACACAGTTGGCTCCTCGATTGATTACCTTCTTCGATACGCTCGCGAAGCCCGTTGGGATGTTGTGGGCCGCGCAATGCAGGTTCTCGAAGCTGGTTTCGTAAAGAAGATGAACGACGACGGATGGCACACATTGTTGGCTGCTGGCGTTGATAGAAACATCTTGGTTTACGATGGTGACGCTGCTGATGGACAATTCACAAAGAGACTTATTTCTTTGATGAAGACTGTTATGCGTCGTAATGCTGGTGGTAACTCTGGATCTTTAAATCGTGGAAAATTGACTGACATCTACCTGTCTCCAGAAGCTCTGGAAGACATCCGTAACTGGGGTGTAGACCAAGTTGATGAAATCACACGACGTGAGATCTATCAAGCTGGCGACGATGCCGCTGCTATCACCCGTATCTTTGGTGTAAATCTGCACGACATGGACGAACTTGGCGAAGGCCAAGAATACCAGAAGTTCTACAGCAACCAATTGGCTGCTTCGTTGAACGGTAGCGATCCTGAACTTGTAGTCGGTATTGATAGAACTGCAAATGACAGTTTCATCATGCCTATTAAGCAAGATGTTCAGATTTTCGAAGACGACGCTCTTCATCGCCATCAGAGAGCCGGATTCTACGGCTGGGCTGAAGTAGGGTTTGCTGTACTTGATAACCGAAGAATCCTTCTCGGCTCCTTCTAATCAATAACGGCTTTCTGTCATCACGAACCGCCCCTAGAGTTTTTTAGGGGCGGTTTTTTTGTATATGGTGTATAATAATATGTATTTTGTATAGATAAATATATAAGGGGATTAAAGTGACCAAAAGAACAAAGACTGAATTATCTAGTCAAATAGCAACTATTTTGCCTAATAATTCTAGTGGTTTAATAAGTCCCGCAGATGTAAGAGATTCATTTACAGATACCGCAGATTCTGTTGTTTTTTGGGATAATTCAGTACCATCCAGTGCGACAGAAACTTGTAGTCCCGGAGAAATGCAATTTGGTGGGACTACTATAAATGGCACAACAATATATCACCTCTATGTATGCGTGGCTACCGACACATGGAGAAGAATGGAGTTAACCTCCTTTTAAATCGGAGATAAATAATGTCAGCACTTTCAAATTATTTAGAAAACGCATTAGTAAACCACGTATTAAGAAATACCGCATACACAACTCCCGGAACAAGTGTTTATGTTGGTCTTATTAAGTTTTATGAAACAGACAAGCTAGAAGCTGGGACTGTTACACAAGAAATTAGTGGCGGATCTTATGCTAGAGTTCAAGTTACCTCTTGGGATTCTCCTTCTAACGGAGCAACTCAAAATACTAGTGACGTAACGTTTCCAACATCCTCAGCGGATTGGGGAATGGTTTCTGGCGTGTTTATTGCAGATGCGTCAAGCGGAGGAAATGTTC